CTGGGTATGAGGTCCTGTGGGGGCGCCAGGGGCTTCTGTACGGGGCTTATCCGGGCTCCAGTGATGGGAAGGCGCCGGAGGGGCAATACGGCTTTGAGGGCGATCTGGAGGCCATTCCAGAGGCTCCAGCGTGGTTGCTGGCGGAGATGCGCGAGCGCTGCGGGAAAGAGGTGGCTGATGGCGGCTTCATTAAGAACCGTAAGGCGCTGGATTTTTCGGATCGAGATCCAGCTGAGGTGGCTGAGATTGTGCAGTCCGCATTGCGGGTGATTCCAGGGCAGGGGGCTGGCAGCCGGGACCACTGGGTGAAGGTGGGCATGGCGATCCACAGCGAACTGCCCACTGATTTGGGGTTGACGTTGTGGGCGGCGTGGTCGGCTGAGGATCCTGAATACGCCGAGGAGTGGGCTGGTACCAACCCTTGTGAGGAGGTGTGGAAGAGTTTTAGGAAGGGGCCGGTGAGCCTTGGGACGCTGTTCTGGATGGCGGACCAGCAGATGCCGGGTCGGGTGTGGTTGTCGGAGGATCTGCGCAAGATCGTTACCGAGGCTGAGCAGGACCGGGTGCAGCGGTTCCGTACCGTCGGTCTTTCGCACGAAGAAATTGTCAAGCGGGCTGAGGCGGCCATGAAACTGCCCAACCCGTCTGAAGTGCAGCACAAGCTGCATGAAATTGCGCAGGAGGCTGGTTATCGCGATGCAGCGGCTGTGGTGCGGCTGTTAATTGCGGATCAGGAGTTTCGCCGCGGTTCGCATGGAGGCTCTTTGCAAGAGATTTTTGCCACTGAAGAAACGCCGATTGAGTACCTGATTCCAGAACTTTTGCCTAAGCCGGGGACTGTGTTGATGCACGGTCGTGGTGGTTGTGGCAAAACGATGGCCGTGTTGACGCTGGCTCAGCACATTGCCAGGGGGACGCCCTTTTCGGTTAGGGGACAGGAGGTTCCAGTTGAACAGGGCACGGTGCTTTGGTTGAACGGCGATCAGAACAGCCGGCGGATCCGTAAGCAGTTTGAGGATTTGGATTTCACGGCAGACGATCCAGTGATCGTGCGGAACAAAGTTTCGATGCTCTGGTATCCGTGGTTTATCCAGCAGATCGAGGAGCATCGTCCCAAGCTCGTGGTCTGGGATTCGGTGACGGCCTGTATGCGGGGTTGTGCCTTTGACCAGAACAAGGCTGAGTACGCCGAGCCGATCTACTGGTACAGCGCCGAGAACGGCGAGAGCTTCCCGGCAACCACCATCGTCTTCATCCACCACGCTTCCAAGAGTGGCGACTTCAGGGGCACCACAGCGCTCCAGGATGCCGTGGATGAGTCTTGGGGCATCCGACGCCCGGAGAAGGCCGAGCTGGAGCGTGTAGGGGCCTCTGCGCGGCTTATCACCATCGGGAAGAGCCGGGAGGGGAACGAGGGCAAGCAACTGATCCTGCGCCAGAAGGAAGACCTGACCTTCTCGCTGCAGGATCTGCCGCCGGCGGATGACACGGATACGGCGGGTCCGGCTTCGATCATTGACCGGGTGCTCCAGCGGCTGCGGACCAAGGGCGTGCCGATGACCAAGGCGGAGCTGAATGCGGACCCGCTACTGGGTGGAAGCGTCAGCGCCATTGCCAAGTCGCTCCAGCGGCTGACGGATCGGGGACTGGTGGTGGCTGAGGGGGATCGTTCCAGTAAGAGGTATTACGCAGTCCTCGCGCACAGGGGGGGAGGAGGTGTTAGCTGTCCCAAAGAGGAAAAATCCAGTGCTGGAGCGGGATCTGAGGAAATGGGTTGTCCCGTTTTGTCCGATTTTGTCCCAAGTTGTCCTAAACCCGCTTCTGGGACACCAAAAGGACAGGTTGGGACAAAACGGGACAAACCGGGACAGGTAAATTCGGCAGATGCGTTGCAGCGCAACGACTCTCAGAGTTTGGGACAGCAGGACACCCCGATATTCACGCGAGGGGATTCCGCCTCAACCGAGGAGCGCAGCCCGGATGAGCTGGATCAGCTGATGCAGGAAGCTGCACGGATGTGGGATTAGTCGTATAGTGATGCGGTTCGTATGCCTTTTTATGAACCGCATCACTTTTTCTTGCAATGACGTAACTGCGAACGAGCTGGAGTGGCTCTCCAAGCGGACCATGCGAAAGGTCTCCAACCTTCTCGCTGTGTTGGTTGCTCACGAAGCACAGCGCCAGCTGGAAACACTGCCGGAGGCCGAACGCGCCGAGGTCTACGCCCAACTCACAGAGGTCAGAGTTACCGGTGTTTAACGCGCCTAACTTTTTCCTAGGGCTTATGCGGGTTGCCGCATGGCTGTTTTGGAGGGATCCCCCCGTGTCCAAGCCTCGTCCGAAAAAACCCCGTAGGCCGATGCTGGACTACAACGTCACCACCACGCCAGACCATCTCCTGGCTGTGGTGCGGATCTGCTGGTTCAAGCGCGGGAGGGCCTGCGAGGTCGAGGAGTACCAGATCGAGTGTGACGAGGATGCCGTGGATTCGTTCCACTACCTAGTGGGGCAGGCGCTGCGGCATGGGGCGGACGTGTCAGTCATGACTGACCTCCAGCCCGAAATCCTTGGTGTCCCTGTAGACTAGTGTTACACTCGACATAAGTTCGTGGGGTACTTCAACTGCAGCGGCACCAAAGAGGCTTACTACCTGTCGATGGCCAACCGGCCCTTGCCAGCCAACAGCACCAGCCGCTATCGCGGTGTGTCACGCACCAACAGTGCGAACTTGCCGTGGCGAGCTGCCCTGGGTTACCGCGGCGCCCGCCATTACCTAGGGACCTTTGCCACCGAGCGCGAGGCGGCGCTGGCCTACAACGAGGCCGCCCTGCGGATTATTGGCGAACACGCTGTTATCAACGAAATCACCGAATGACTGACTACAAAGCAGCGCCCGAGAACTGGGCGTTCTGGGAAAAGACTGGCTACGACGGCCCCGCCTATGACTGCATCCTCGAACTCCGCGCCAGGGTGGAGCAGCTAGAGGCTGCAGCTCACAAGCACATCATCGAAACCAGTTCCAACATTTTGGCCTTGGCCAGCCGGGTCGAGGTGCTGGAGGCTTTCCAACAGCAGCCTGAGCCGATTGACCAAGAGGAGAACGACCGACGGTTTCATGCGTGCATGGACCTGATCAAGAACGCCACGCCGGAGCAAATCCGTGCGGCGGCAGGGTTGCCCGAGCGCCCAGCGTCAAAGGTCCACCAAATCAGCAAACCGCTGAAGTTAACACCGGATCAGGTGCAGCAAGCCCTTGACCAGTTGCGACCCAAGTCCAAGTCAACTCCTAATCCAAGCCAAATTAGGAGTTCGCTGGTGAATCGGGTGGCCCTGGCCATTAGCGGCATTGAGTACGGCTTGGAACTGGACGAGGAAGCCGTCAACTGGAAACCCGAAGCCCGCGCCGCGATCCGCGAGGTGGCGGCGTGGATGACCAGCAACCCCGATGTTTACTTTCCACCTGCGCTTGTCTTTGCGCTTGAGCGGGAGGCTGAGCGATGAGCACCTTCATTGCAATCCTCGCCTTCTCGATGCTGTTCCTGTTATTCGCCCTGGTCCTGACGGGCTTCGCCCTTAGCACGTTCAGCTTATGGCTGGACTTGAAGGACCAGCTCCAGGAGCGCCGCAAGCGGAGGCAAGGGCGATGACACACCCCATCACCCCACCGCCTCCGCACCTGCTCAAGAAGTTCTCGGAACAGGCGAGAGTCAGCAGCCAAAAACGTGGTACACCCAACTATCTAAAGACCTTTGCCACCCTTTGCATCGAGTGGGCGATGAACTCCAAGCCAACTCCTAATTCAATCCAAATTAGGAGTTCCGACATCACCCCACCGCCGGAGCTGGTGCAGCAGTGGTCAGCTGCTAGCCCTATTCAAAGCAACGACGAAAACTGGGCATACGAGTTGTTCATTGCCCACCGCGCGGCCCAATGGGGCGCCGACCAGGAGCTGGAGGCGTGTTGTGAGTGGTTGGATGGTGTTGGCGATCTGACGCTGCAACTCCGCGCCGCCCGCCGCCCCAAGCCGCCGAGCTTGAAGGAGCAGGCGCTGGAAGCCATTAAACAGATTCCAGTAGAACCCAATAGTGGTCCTTGGCGTACCGCAATGGAAACTATTATCCGCGCCCTGGAGGCCCTGCCCAATGACTAACCACCCCATCACCCCACCGCCTGAGCTAATGCAGCAGTGGATGACCGATTTTTATGGCACACCCGTTGTGCCTGGCGAGGCTTGCACTGATCTTGCCACCCGTGCCGCCCAATGGGGCGCCGACCAGCAACTTGCAGAGGATGCAAAGTGGCTGGATCACAATGCTCTAAATGAATCGCATCTGCGGATTATTCCAGTGGGTGAATTACTAAAAGAAGCAATGCGCCCCAAGCCGCCGAGCTTGAAGGAGCAGGCGTTACAAGCACTTTCTGAAGCCGTCAGAATGGCCGACGACGTTCCACCAGGGGGGATTTGCTCAGACCAAGCGGACATTATCCACCGCGCCCTGGAGCAACTTGATGGCTGATGCACAAGATAAAGTAGATTCCTTGCTGTCCTTGATCTTTTTCTTTGGTTTTATTGTTGGCCTGTTTGTAGGTAGCATTCGATGACGAGATGGTTTTCTATCCGCAAAGCTGAGTTTGACAAGACATTCTTTGTCGGCTTTGGCTTTGGCGGAGACATTCCGAAGATTGAACTCGCTGTAATTGTCGTTATCGGACCTCGTGTAATCTGCCTCGGACCCCACAAATGACTGACCTCTCCCCCGCCGACTGGCGAGCACTGTGCGCTGAGCTTGTTGATTCCTTGGAAGAGTGGCTAAGTTGCAATTCTATTGGTGGTATTTCACTTGACGATGGCACAGATGCTGAATTGATTAACCGCGCCCGCGCCGCCCTGGCCCAGCCCGAGCCGCAAGGGCCGACGGGCCGCCCCGCCATCGAGCCGGTGCCACAGCAGGAGGCTGAGTGATGGCTGAGCTATCGAAAGAGGCGCAGGCGGTGCTGCGTGCCGATGCCGGAGCGCGATGTGTCTCTGAATGGGACTCTGTGAACGATCCTCCGTGCCATCCATCTGATAGCAACTGGAATGGTTGTTTCCATTGCGTCAACCGTTCCGCTGTTGCCGCCGTTCTCCGCGCTGCTGCGGATCAGGTGGTGCCGATCCCGCGCCTCCCCTATGACTCTTGTTGCGATGTTCACGCGGCAGCCATACGCGCCGAACTCCTCGCCATTGCCGCCGAGCTGGAGGATCAATGACAGTGCCCCTGCTGTTCGAGCTGCTGATCGTCTACGTCGTGGCGTGTTGCTTGGCGCTGTGGCTGGCGTCCAAGATCCTGCCGTAATGGGTTGTGGAGGTGGCGCCGGCTCTCGCGCCTGCACGCCTCACCGCAGCCTCCACACTGCGGAATGCCCAGCGATTGAATCGTTGGACCCGAAGCTTAGCGGCTAGGGCCGTGTAACGGATTACAACAGGGCACGGTTGACGGGGGCTGTTTCTGTGCAACACTACAGGGCGAGGGCAGACAGCTCTCGCTCTGTTTCTGTTACACACGCCCATGGCTACCCACACCAGCGTTCCAAACGAAAACCTATCCAAGTGGTATTTCGCCGTCACTTGGAGCCAACATCTGCTGCGCCAGGCGATTGTCGAGACTGAGGCTGCTGGACAGGATCCCGGCTACCACCTCGCACAACTTGCTCAGCTAGACGACCTTGCCCAGTTCCTCAAGATGAGCTGGGACGTGTGGCTCGAACAGCTTGAGTGCCGTACTGCTGCTACAGAGGTGCATCAGTGAGGCAGATTCTTGAAGTTATTGACCTGTCCTTTGGCGTCAACAACTGCCTCACCGTGGAGGCCTTGGTGGAGGAGATGGAGCTTGTGGCAGTCGCGCCCCACTGGGTGCCTGCCGTGTGCCGAGGCTCCTTCTACCTTTCTGATGAAGACGTGATTCCTGCTACCGATGCCGGCCTACGAAAAATGCTCTCCGAGCGAATCGACAACTGGCAACCACTCCAGTCGCCTTATTGGTAGTGCCGAGTCTCGTGAGATTCGCAATGCGACTGATTATGACGACTGGTACTACGGCACCGAGCCCATTCCAGGCGACACGCACTGGGTCAAAGCTCGGACTCTGACCCAGCTCTACCGGCACCTCATCTACGTCTTTGCCACCAGCGACAGTATTTGCTCCAGCAAACTGGCCGAGATGGCAATGTGCGAAGTGCTCAAGCTGCCGCTTTCCCGCATCAATCTGCTCAAAAAGCAGGATCCCCGCTTCTTCGCGTAGTACATTAACAACCGTTCACTCCTTAGAACATGCTCATCCTCTCTGACACACAAGCTCGGATCATCGCCGACAGCCTTAAGACCATCACGGAGCACCAGCAGGAGATCGCCACCATCCTGCACAACGCTCAGCACGTTGACCTGGAGGCCAGCAGCACCAAGCAAACCGCTGCCGCTCCAGCTGGTGAGCTGAAAGGTACGGCAAAAGTCCGTACTGCGAAGTCTCAAGTTAAGACTCGTAAGTCCAGCCGCAAGGGAAAGCGCGGGGTGGCTGTGCTGACTGAGGCGAAGGTGCTGGAGATCAAGCGGGCTTTGGCAGCGCGTACCCAGTCCGTCGCCAAGATTGCGGCGGAGTTTGGGGTGCATGTCACCACGATCAATTGCATCAAGTGGGGTAAGACCTGGAAGCATGTGCAGCTGTCCCAGGGCACGCCTTCCTCTGTGGAGATCACCGCTTGATTCTCCCGGATCTGGAGATCTGGACCCTGTGCAAACGGGGTCTTGTCTCGCCTTTCGACGAGGCGCTTGTGAATCCCGCGAGTCTCGATGTGAGACTTGGCGAGAATCTGCTGATTGAGGTGGAGGGCACCAGTGACATGGAGTCGGTGTCGCTTCGCGGCACTGCTCCAGAGCAGCCCTTCCTACTCCAGCCGCACCAGTTCGTGCTGGCGGAAACGGTGGAGTTCTTCAAGGTGCCGGATTGCATAGCCGGACAGCTGGCGCTCAAGTCCTCTCGTGCCAGGGAGGGGATTGAGCACCTGATGGCTGGATACGTGGATCCGGGTTATGAAGGCAGGCTGACGCTGGAGCTGCAAAATGCCCGATCTCTGCATCCGGTTGCCCTATGGCACGGGATGCGGATTGGGCAGATTGTCTGGCACAAGATGTCGATGCTGCCGGCTAAGAGTTACGCGCTGACAGGCCGTTACTGCGGCGACACCAAAGTGCAGAGGTCTAAGGGATGAGCGATCCAGTCAACCATCCCAGTCATTACACGACTGGAAAGGCTGAGGTGATTGATGTGATCGAGGATTGGGTGCGGCCTGCACCTGATCCGGTGGTTGGTGGCCTGCAGTGGCAGGTCATTAAATACATCAGTCGAATGTGGCTTAAGCGGGATCCTTATGAGGATGCCAGAAAGGCCCAGTGGTATCTCAATCGGCTTGTCAACACGCTTGCTATGGAGGCTTACAGGGATCGATGAATCTGGGGGAACAACGCTGCCCCAAGTGCGCTGGGACAATGCGGATGTTGTTCCAGGAAAAAACGTACAGCGGTCGCGCTAAGCGGCGGCGGTATGAGTGTTACGACTGCAAACACCGCCAGAGCGACTATCTAGTTAGCGAGGCGTTCTTTCAACAACTTGTTGCCGCACACGACATCGTGGAGCGGCTCCAAGGTTTTTACTTTGACAACTGCGACCCCGACGACGAATGAGGTGCTCCAACTGTGATTCATCAGAAGTTCGTGTAACGCGAACTTGCAGGGATACAACAGAGTCCATCTTGCGCCAGCGCACTTGTTTGAACTGCGGTACGCGGGTATTCACTGTTGAGGTGGAGTTGCCTGCGGGCTCTGTTGTGCATCGGGGCGCCAAAAGCAGCAGATTGGAGCGTCTTTCTGGATTTTTACGTGTTCACTTTTCATGAAAACACCTGTTCTTCGACTTACGCAGAGGCTGTGCCTTACCTGCGGCAAAAAGACTTTGAGTGCTGTGTACTGCTGTAAGTGTTATGGCACTTCACCAGCGGGAAGGGAGGAAAAGCGCCAGGCATGGCATCGGCAAAAGTACAAGCCCTTGGAGGATGGGGGTGTGTGCCAGCAGTGTGTGCATTGGAATCACCGTTGCACGCTTGGGATTCCAGAGGCTGGGACCGTGATGGCTGAGCTGTGTTCGGCGCGGGAGTTTGATAGTGTGCTAGAGTAGCACCGGCTACAATCTTTTAAGTAACTCACTTCGCCCTACCAGGCATGGAAATTCTCTTTGGCATCGAGCACCTATCCACTTTGGAGGGGGCTACTACTGTTGCATTTGACGTTGAGACGACGGGGCTCCAGCCCACCTTTGGAGGGTTGCGGTTACTCCAGCTCTGCACACTGGGACAGACACCAGTGGTGATTGATTGTTGGCAGTTAGATGACAACGATTGGATCACGCTGGAGGAGTTTTTTGACGTTGAGCGGACGTGGATTGCGCACAACGCGGTGTTTGATTTGGGGTGGTTGCAGGAGTATGAAATCCATCCTGCGGGGCAGGTGCTTTGCACCATGCTCGCCAGTCGAATTCTTACCAATGGGTTGCCGAACTTAAAGCACGGTCTGCAGTACGTGGTGAAGCGGTATCTGCACTATGACATCTCTAAGGAACAGCAAAAAAGTGACTGGTCCGGTGATTTGTCCATGGACCAGATGGAGTATGCGGCCAAGGATGTTGTGGTGTTGACTGAGTTGATGAAGCCGATCCAGCAGCGGATGGCTGTGGAGAAACTTGCTCCAGCGTGGTTTTTGGAATGTGCGGCGCTCCAGTCGATGGCGCAGTTATGGCGAACTGGCCTTCCCTTTAATAAGGAGTCGCTTATTAAACTCATTGAGGATCTGGATATTGAGCACAAGGAAGTTGGGGATCGATTCATTGAAGACTTCGATGCTGCCTTACCTGAAGGCTTTAAGTTGCACAGGGATATGTTTGGTAACCTGAAGTACCAGACGCGATCTGAGAAGAAAGGTAAGCCAGATCCTGAGGTGTTTAATCTCAACAGTCCTGCACAGTTGTTGGTTAAATTTTCGGCGTTGTTGGGTAAGTCGCCGGTGGATACCAAGACCGGCAAGCACAGTGCCAGTAAGTCTGCGCTCCAGGAATATGTAGGGGAGCACAAATGTATTGCGGATTATTTGCGGTGGAAACGGGTAGAGAAGCGTAGGCAGATGGCTGAAACGCTTGAAAAGAATGTTGCGACTGATGGTTTTATACGCGCTAGTTATCTACAGCTTGGGGCAGATACTGGAAGGATGTCGTGTATGAGTCCCAACCTTCAGCAGATTCCGCGCGATGTGCGGTTTAGGGCTTGTGTGCAGGCTCCTGCAGGTTGGAAGTTGGTGGTGGCGGACTACAGCGGAATGGAGATGCGGCTTGCAGCAGCTGAGGCTGAGGATTCTCTTATGACTACAGCGTTCCAAGAAGGGAAAGATCTGCACACATTTACCGCGATGCAGATTTATGGGATAACCGAAGATCAAGTTACAAAAGAACAACGCCAAATTGCGAAGTCGGCAAATTTTGGATTGTTGTATGGAAGCGGTGCAAAAGGGTTGCGTAACTATGCAGCAACAATGGGGATCCAGATGGAATTGGATGAGGCTGGTGCGATTAGGCAAGAGTTCCATTTTGCTTATAAGGGGATCAATCAGTGGCAGCGGAAAGCTGCTAATGCTGCTGACAACAGTAAGGGCAGAGGTGAGGTGCGGATTCGGGTGTCTGGTATGCGGCGGATTCTTCCAGGGGAGCACAACAAGCTGACTACTCGTTGCAATACGCCGATTCAGGGAGCTGGTGCGGCCGTGTTGAAGCGGACGTTGGGTAAGTTGTGGCCTCTACTTAAAGCAGATGGGGAGGATGTTGTGCGATTGGCTGGTGTGGTGCATGACGAAGTAATCCTTTTAGTTGCAGAGGAACATGCTGCGGCATGGGTACTCCAGCTCCAGTCAGTCATGGAAGATGCTGAAGCGCAGTGGTTAGGGGATATTCCAGCGCTGGCAGAAGCTAAGGTCGGGGATAGCTGGGACCAAGCCAAGTGACTGAGGAGTTCGAGTATCGGATCAGGATGTGGCCGCGCCATGGTCCGATGCACGACATTTTTGTTACCGCTCCAGACGCCTATGCCGCAAGGCTTAAGGCGCTGGAGCTTTGTCCTGATCAGACGCCCCAGTCGATCTTGAGAGTCTCAGATTTAGACACATGAGTCGCACCGGCAGGGAGATCGTGTTGGAGTGGTTGATGCGTGAGGTGCGCATGGCCAAGACGGCGGATCTCCATAGGGCGGCGGCTTTCTTGGAATGGGCAAGAGGGATTCGGAAGGGGTGCGGGAAGCAGCGTTCCAGTGCGCGGGTGGCGCAGTCCAATGCGTGGCGGAAGGGGGTGGATCAGGATTTGCGGTGGTGAGTCTATTGTGTCGCAGTATGCTACTGTGTAGGAGACTAGAACAGGGACCATGCCGCTGCGCCACGGCTCGAAAATCTATTGCCAACTGCTTCTTGATACCAATCGGTACAAGCTGGCGGAAAAACTTGCCGCCACAGAAGGTAAGAAGGTGACGGGTTTGTTGCGGGAGATGGTCTACGCGGCGTTGGAAAAAGCGCTTCCGGCTTCGGACTACAAGGCTGCGGAGGCTGCGGATAAGGCAGCTTGGGCCGAGTCAGTCCAGCGGCGGGTGCAGGGCAGATTGCGCTCCAAGCAGCCAGAAGGTGGATCAGAAGTTGACGCATGAGACTCAGTTGTGGTTTGTAACAGTCTGAGTCTGGTGGCGGTTGCGGGTTAAACTACTACAGTAGTTCACTAAAGGACAGTGACGCGGTACGTGGTTATGGCAGGGGATCGCTGGGTAACAGCGGTCTATGGGCCAGGGAATGGGATTGGACTGACGGCTGCGAAAGATGATGCGTCTAGTTGGGTGACCTATGAGCGGGCTGTTGTGGCTGCACAGGCTGTGGCTCGTTGCACTAATAGCCCTGTTAGCGTCCATGGCGTGGAAGAACCCGTCTACCCCCGGTCTTGGAAAGCAGAATGAACGTCTTGAGCTGGGAGGAAAACCGGGAAGTCCGCTTCGGTGAAGGGATTTCACGCACCAGTGCAGAAAAATCTGCCCTTTTTGAGTTGCAGATCTGGCTGCCTGGTCAAGGTGCTATGCGGGATCTAGTGAGGGCTGAGTCGCTCCAGCAGGCTGTGGAGTTTGCCAAGAATCGTTACCCGAATTGTCGGGTGGATACGCCGGTGCCGCCGGCAAGGAAACCTAAGCTGGCTCGGTCGCACACCAGTCCCAGTGTGGCTGCGAAGGCGCGTAAAAAACTGTCAGAAACTCGCAATGACAACTGAAATTCCCCAGTGGGCTGTCGAGGCGTGGGCCAAAGTCCGCATCGACCAAGGCCGTCACGATTATCTGGAACGGCTTTACGTTTTGGATGGACGGGATTCGCCTCTACATCCCATGCATAGCCTCTACACCGGGCTTTACATGGATCACATTGCCAAGATGGAAAGCGAGGGCTAGGCCGAATCGCGGTCCATGCCGAATTGATCCGCCAGGTTTTCCGCTGCTTCGCGGATGGCCCAGGCGGATTTTGTTCGTTCCAGCTGATGGAGCGTATTAAGCAGAAGGGCTGCTTCCAGTAAGCCCCGGTAGTCGCCCTTGTTGAAACGCTCCACCAGCCACCTGTCCGTTGCAGCCTTGTGGAAGTTGGATTCGGTGGTGTGCTCGATGGGGCGCATGGTCAGCTAGGGCGGATTTTCATGAGCCAGCCGGTGTCGGTGCCTTCAATGAGCCACCTAGGCAGCCAGTTTTTCTTGGAATAGGCAACGCCAGCGCCGCCCTTGTGACTTACATAGCCGCCTGCAGCCAGATTTGCCTCCCCGTAAGGATCATTGAAGATGAAGTGGGTTGGGGTGTAACCGACTACAACGCTCCAGTGGCCGCCGCCTGACGGATTGGACACAGGGCCGTGGTGCAACCAGCCAACAGGTACGGGGCGGTTGGCGTTGATTTCGTCTTCCAGCTCTTGGGCCGTGCCGTCCATCTCAAAGGTGGCTTTGAGTCCTAGGGCTTTGAGAGCGGCGATTTGGGCTTTGGGGTCTGTAGTGTCGCCGAAGCGGGCGCGGAGTTTGTTGTATTCGTAATCTCCCGAAATTTTTCCGTAGTAGCGGGCCACCATCGCACAACTCGAACTAAAGCATTGGCGGTAACCCGTTGCTCCATCGTCTGGTCCGAGCTGGTATTCGTAGGCAACCTTGAGGATTTTTTCTTTTGGTTTTACTGGTGGGTTAGTTCCAGTGTGTTGCTCCATCAGGGCGATCAACTTACCGGCGTAGTTGGGATCGGTGGCATACCCTTCTTTAACTAACCACTTGGCTGCTTCCTCGCGGGTGTTTGCGTTATTACAGCCTTTGTAAGTTTTGAAGTCTTTGTACCAGTGGTCTACAAGATAGATGACACAGGACAACAGGTCGGGAAAGTCAATGAAGCTGTCTGTGATGGAGATCCACTGATTGTTGATAAATTCTTGTGTTTTGGTGTCGGTGCCGTTGCCTTTGAGGCCGAAAAAGTTATTGCGGCCGGAGACAAGTTTGCCGTAGTTGGATTCCAGGGCCCATTGGGCGCTTACAAGTTCCGGGAATTTGGCGCCAGCTACGCGGGCTGCCTCGAGCACACCTTCCCACGTGTTGGGGAAGTTGGTTTGTTTACCGGCGACGCTCCAGGTCTTGAACCAGCCTTGGTCGCGGCCCAAGATGTTGGGGTTGGCTTTGTTGATGGCCTGTTCCAGCTCGGTGATGGCTGCCATCTGGTGGGGTAAACCTGGACGGTAGTACTTAAATAGATCTAAGAGGCGAAGTTTATTGGTTGTCATCGGGCTTACTCTTTTTACCAGAGCGAATAGGACGTGGCGGTGCGGTAAAGGCACGTTCTAGGGGCCAGCCTAGTCGGTATATCCTTTGCCAAAGTAAAGATTGTGTTATGTTATACAGTTCGGCCCACTCAGCTAACGATTTTGTCTGGCCTTGCCACGTCACTAGCTTATTTTTTGATGTGTTACGCATTTGCTGTTTTTGCGTAGCCCATACACAGTTACCTTTCCAATAATTTCTATCGTTATGTATTCTTTCTATACTTTTACCTTCTGGGCATTCGCCCATATCTGCGTAAAAACCTTCAAACGTGAACCACCTAGGATCTACTTGTATACCACGTGCGCCGTACCTATGGTAGTGCGGGCTGGTTTGTTGATAACACCGTTTAAACAGTGATCGCCAAATTCTGTACGTACGAGAGTGTTGTCCTCGTCGGGCATGTCCATGCACAGTATTTTTACCTCTTAAACACCCACAACTTTTTGTTTTTCCGTTATTAAGTGTTGAACTAACGACTATAGTTAAGTTTCCACAGTCACACAGACATTCCCACCTGATTTTTCCAGTGTGTAAAGTGTGACGACGTAGTACGACTAGATGCCCAAAGCGCTGTCCAGTGAGCTTTAATGCTTGCATCTGCCTAGTCAAGTAGGTGGATCGGAGCCGGAGTGCTGTCACACTGCCGGCTCACCTATATTACAGCATAAGCATCAAAAGGACGCTATTAACGGCGCTTGGGGAACATCAGGCGGAGACCCTGCAGCACCAGCTGGATCCAGCTGTTGGAGCGCAGTTTGCTCATGCCGATGATCTCGGAGCCGGCTGCAATGATGATGGCGGCTACTGCGATCTGCTCTTCAGTCATAAAAACCAATATTCTTACGGAAGTTTAGCTGTACTAGCCTAAACGCTCCAGCGCGTAAGGGTTTCTACAGCTACATTTCGGGTAGCCACTGCTGGGTATGGACCATCGCATTGAGGATGGCGAATACTTAAACAAAAAACAAGCAAAGGCAAGGTTTAGGCAATCGATTCTTAAAGAATGGGACAACAAGTGTGCCTACTGTGATACTTACTTAGGCAGGTCAGCCACGCTGGATCATGTACACCCAAAAATTCGTGGTGGACATACGCACCAGCAAAATTTGATTGCTTGTTGTTTTGCCTGTAATATTTCGAAATCTGCCAACGATTGGCTTGAGTGGTATAGAGATCAGGAGTTTTGGGAGCCGCACCGGGAGGATGCGATCATCCGCTGGATTACGGGAGGGCTGTGTGCGTAGGGTCCCAGCCCATACCCTCTAGGTACATGCGGGCGATGTATTCGTCTTCTGCATAACGGCAGATGCTGTTGATGCAGGCGCGGTAATAGATCTCGCCGCGTTCGTTTTCCAGCTGTTCCAGGCGGAAGCCGTTGGGGTAGCTGGTGCTTTGGATGACTGTCATCGCTGGATTTGCGATGGTTGGGTGTGTTCGAAGTGCAGTTTGGGTGCGGCTGCGTTAATTACGAACGGGATTAAAAAACTCAGGCCGATGGCGAGGCCGACGCCTATGGCTACGCGGGTTTCAATCTCGCGGAGGCGGGAAAAGACGGCAGCCATATCGCCGCGCTTTTCACTGAGCTGAATCAGCACAGTTTCAAGTTTGCCTTCGAGGGAGCCGAGTTTGTGGTAAATGTCCCCATGCGAGACATCATCTGCTGGTGGCATGGGAACAATTACGCCTCAGTAATAGCCTAGCGACCCTGCCCTTTGAGCAGTTTACGGGTGCCGCGGGGCTTGCTGTGCTGGCCATTGCCCTGGCGGGTTTTCTTGGGACGATGGACAATTTCAGTGCGCCCCAGGGCGGTTTTGGATTTGACGGCCATGGTTAGTTACCCCAGGGCAGGCCTTGGCCGGTAACAGGATTGCGTTGTAGGTCGATTTGCTGCTGGAGAGCGGCTTCGATTTCGGCTACTTTCTCGCCGGTGAGCTTGTGTTGCACCCAAGTCACCACAATCTCAGGGGTTAGATCCGCGAATGGGATCATGGTGTCGGGGTCTGCAGGATCCAGGCCGATGGAGCCGTAGGCGCCAGAGCTGTAAGTACCGTCATGTGCTGAGACCGTGTAGTGGATCGTGGTGACGGTACCATCCGCCAGCTGGCGGTCCATGTTGGCGATAGCCCACTCAAAATTGGCAGCAGTCATGAGTTCAGCTGGAATGTGCAAAGTGTAAGTGTGACGCAACCTGTTGGGAATGGCCGGTTGCCCGCCTTAGTGGGTAGGACTACACGCCCTCAAGGGCTGCAACTTTGGCCTCGAGGGTTTCGATCTTGGCGATAGCTTCTTGGAGCGCAGCCGTCAGCAGGGGTACCAGCTTGGATTGGTCGATGCCTTGGTAGACGGGGTTGCCGTCGGCATCCACTTCATCCTTGGTACCCGTGACGCACTCAGGAACCACGGCCTGGGCTTCGTGGGCGATGAAGCCGTCAACCGTGCGGTCAGGGGCAGCAATGAAGTTGAAGCGGTGAACTTGTAGTTGATTGAGGCGATCAACGGCGCCGGTCAGTGGCACTACATTTTCTTTAAGGCGATAATCTGAAGATGTATTGAAAGAAGTACTCGCAGTGGTTGCTGAGATTGAGCCTTTAGTGCCGCCTTGAATCTGAAAATCAATAAGTGTTGCGGATGCCGAGGACGAGCAAAAGCTTGTTGGGCTACCGCTGGCGTTTCTTATGGCTACGCAGTTGGCGTTGATGTTGGCCGCATCACTAGTCGTGCCAATAGAGATATTTCCTGCGCTATTAATCGTCATCCGCGTCGTCGGGCTGCTGGCTCCGTCGGCGGTGGTGCTGAAAACCAGGCGGCCCGGCATGTCGTTAGCGCCGGGGGTACCGTCTACATAAGCATTGATAGATGCACCACTTACCGGCTTTGTGCCGTCTGTACCAGTAAAGTTAATGCCACCTAGCTCATCTCCATTCGCGACAATAGTATTTGAGCCTGCCGTCGTACCACGAGAAGTGATGAATGCAAGTAACGCTCCACCAGTGGTTGTGCCTCCGTTAAAAGCAAGGCTTAGCCCTCGATCACCGAGATTTCCACTCGTTTCAAACTGCACCGAAGGTGCATAGGTGCCGTTGTAAAGATTGCCCCGCGCCGTACTCGTCCCCACCAGCAGCCTGCCGGAGCTCTCGATGCGGGCGCGTTCGGTATTTGACGTAAACCACCGATGAATACCTGTTGCACTGCCACCGGCCCAATACTGAAAGTCGGCAGCATCACCAACTGTGACTCCGTAAGCCTCGGCGCCATCGTTGTAGAGGTAGAACTTAAGTTTTTGGTTGGTGGCAGGAGATCCAGTGTATGTATTGTCTAACCGTATTGCAGTTGGCGTTGCAGATACGGTTGGGGTTGTATTGCCACCAACTGTTAGTCGTTCAGTTGGATTACTCGTCCCCACCCCCAAGCGGCCACTGGAGTCGATGACAAGGCTGTTAACTGGTGCGCTGCCGTTAAAACTAACGGCTTGTGTTACGCCTGCGGTGCCGGCACCTTTGAACTGGAAGCCACCGCTGGCATCCAGGCGTATGCGCTCGGTGGCGTTATTGTTTCTGAAAACAATCGGCGTTGTTGTATCGTTTGCGGTTGGACCAATAGCAAAGAAAACACCAGGAGCGTATGAAATAGCTGCCTGGCCACTTGATCCACTAACCGAGCCTACGGAAAAGAGTTGCTGCGTATATCCATTGCTGGCCAAGTTGGCAAGGTTTACACTGGCATATGATGCAGCTACGTTCTTGCTGGCTTCAATGAGAACGTTTGAATTTGTAGAAGCGGCTCCGATGCCAACATTCCCACTTGCATCAACAAACAACCGCCCCGTGCCGCCGGTGCTGATGGCGAGCTGGTCGGCGCCGGGGGAATAGATGCCGGTGTTGGGGTCGCCGGTGAAGGTGACGCTGGGTGTTGCAGCGGCGCCGAGGCCGAATTGCACCGTTTGGGCGCCTTGCTCCAGGACCACCGTGCCGGTGATGTTGGGCAGCGTGATGGTGCGGTCGGCGGTGGGGTCCACCACGGCAATGGTGGTCTCAAAGCCGTCGGCAGTGGCACCCTCAAAACTCAGGCTGCCGGTAGTGCCGATCTCGAGGTTGCCGGTGACAGTGCCGCCGGTCAGGGGTACTGCAGCAGCGGCCAGGTCGTAGGCGGCTTTGACTGCCGTGCTCGAGGCAATCGTGGTGGAGCTGGTGGTGGTGGCGCTATCCGAGAGCTTGGATTGCAGGCCGGCGGGCGTTACGGCGCGGGCGGTGTCGCTGCCGGTTTGGGTTTCGGCGTTGGTGGCCAGTTCCAGCAGACCTTGGACGGTAGTGCTACCAGACGGCGTGGCATTGGCCCAGGCGGTGCCGTCCCAGATCTTGACGCCGACGGGAGTGAGGCTTGTGTCCAGCCACACTTCGCCGGTGCTGTTGCCGGTGCTGCCACCGCTACCGGGGGTGGCGTTTGGGGCGGTCGTACCAACGTGAACTGGGCCGATTTTGATAATCGTGGCGCCAGTGGAGTCCTTGAAGAACAGCCCCGGAGAGGTTGCGTTCGTGTTGAGCGCGATTTGACCGTCGGCAATGGCGGTTGTGGGGCGCTTGTTCGCGGTGCTCGAACGCAGACTCTTATGGGTAGATGCCATTCCCTTAACTCCGGCCGGACGGGATTACACCAGTAGTTTAATACTCGCCGTCATCGAGGACGACATCGTAGGTCTCGAAGACGTGGGTGAAGTCGCGCCAGGCCGTGTAGTAGTTGGGGGCTTGCACCTTTACAAGCACGTCCCCGGGCTGACCGCCGATGGGGACGTTCTCGGCGCTGTAGACAAAGGATTCTGTGCGGTGTGACATTTAGTACGTCCCATCGTCCACGACTCCAATGGACATGGCGCCGGTGCTGTTATCGACGAGGACTTCAGTGGATTCAAGGACCGTACCGATTTGCGTGGTGGTGGCGATTTGAGTGCGGCCCCACAGCAAGGTCAGAGCGTCACGAACGTCGGTCACCACCGGCATGTTGGGAGTGAAGTACGTGCCGTCGCAGAGGATGTCGTAGTCGTTGAAGGTGCCAGTGGCGCCAGATACAACGGCAATCTTTGTCCAGTTGGCGCCGGTGCCTTGGCTAAGAACCCAGTCGCCCGCGGCCAGGGATACGGTGGGGGCTGGTGTGGTGCCGGTGCCGGCGGTGGTGGCGATCAGGTAGACGCCGTTGTTTTGTGGGTTGGGGGCCGTCAGCGATTGGCCGATGGTGAGGCCGGCCTCGGTGCCGTACTGGTTCAGGCTGACGACGAGGTTGGTTGAGGCGTTGTAGGTGCCGCCAAAACGCAGGTTGAGTTGGGTGGGTGAGCCGTAGCCCACAAGCAGCCAGTAGCCGTTGGGGGTGGGGCTGACGGTGCCGATCCAGATGTAGGCGGAGCGGTCGGATGGGTTGACCCACCACTGGCCGGCGAACTCGGGGGTGGGGGCTGATTCGCTGACTTGGGCGATGCCGTAGTCGGCGAGTTGGGCTGCGCTGACGCTATTGGCGGCAAGGAACGCACCGCTAAAGGTGCCGGTGGTGATCTTGCTGGCGTCCAGACTCGGGATGTCTGCCGCGACCAGGGTTGCGCCAGTGCTGATGTGGCCTTGGGCGTCAACCGTGACTTTGGTGTAGACGCCGGGGCTGACGATGTTGGTGTGATTGAGGACGCCGCCGGCGGCGACGGTCAGGCCGGTGCCGGGTTGGATGGCGCCATTCGTACCCGCAGCTGCAACGGGGAGGTCAGCTGCGACAAGTGCTCGGAAGCCGGGTGTGGTGGCCGAGCCAGTCGTTGGGCCGACAAAGACGGTGTTGGCGTTTTGGTTTTCAAGGCCGGTGGTGATGGTGGCGACACCGGCGGCGCTGACCGAGGCGCTGAATGTCAGCGGGGTGCCGTCGGTAAAGGCGAAGCTTTGAACGCCTGCCTGTTGTTGCCAGGCTGTGCCGTCCCAGACGTAGGCGAAGCCGGTGTTGGTGTTAAACCACTGCTGGCCTTCAAATTGGCCGCTGCCGCTGGGGGCGTTGCCCGAAACAACGGTGCTGGAGTCGGCGGCCAGTTTGGCGCCGGTGACGGAGGCGGCACCGAGTTCGTCGGTGGTGACTGCGCCGGTGGCGATCTTGGCGGTGGTCACCGCGTCGGTCGCGATGCTTGCGGCGAAACTGCCGGTGCCGCTGCCGGTGACATCACCTGTCAGGGTGATGGTTTGGTCGCCGGTGTTGGTGCCAGAGCTGGTGCCGCTGAAGGTGCCGCTGAAGGTGCCACTTTGGGTGGCGAGCGTTCCAAGGCCGAGGGTGGTGCGTTGGGCGGCAGCGTCAGCATCGTCTAGTAATGCGCGGCCGGCGCTCGTGCAGGCGATTTCTTCGACATTTCCAGCCCCGGCGCTGGACCGCCCCAACAGCAGATCGGTGGTGCTGGTCTGTTGGAGTTTGGTGTACGTGACGGCATTTGTAGCCAGCTCCTGCGTGCCGACGGCGCCGTCGGCAATGGCAGATGCGGCAATGGAGCCCGGAGCGAACTTAACGGCAGTGATCGTGCCGTCCGCGATCTTGGCGGCGGTGATGGCGCTGTCAGCGATGGCGGCCGTTCCGAGGCCGGCGGCATCGACTTTGGCTGTGGTGACTGCGTTGGCTGCAAGCTTGCCGGTGGTGACCGCAAGGTCTTCGATGCCGGCGGTGGGGGTGATTACTTGCTGGAAGGCGCTGCCGTCCCAGACACTTAAGTGTTTGGTGTTGCTGTTGACGTGGCCGCGACCTTCGAAGTTGTCGGTGCTGGGTGCGGTGGGACCGTAGTTAATGCTGGAATCGTCGGCCAGCTGGGCGGCGGTGATGGCGTCGGCTGCCAGCGATGTGGTGCCGAGTTTGGTGACGCTGCTTTGGTTGAGCTTGCTTAGATCGATGCTGGCGCTGTCCGCCAGGAGTGCCCCAGCCTCGAACAGGTCCTTAGCTGTGACTTTTTTGGTTTCGCTTGCCGAGATGTCGACGATGGGCAGCACGTCCGTCGCTGCTACGTCGGCTTCGGTTAGCTGCGTAAGCTGGGTAATGCGTTGGTCGGCCAACTTACGGAGCCTCGCGAAACGACGATTCTTAGGTCAGTCTAGTCTGTGACTTCTGTTAGCAGGAAGTCCAGGTTCTGCTGCAGCCGTATGCGGTCGGTGTCTTCCTTAAGGATGTAACCAGAAGGTTCACCGATGAGTAGCTTGATTTCGCCGGTGGTTACGAAGTCAATTGCGCAGTTAATGGTCTGATCTGCGGCTACTTCGATTCCGGTGCGAGTAACCATTGCCTGGAACTCGTAGTATATGTCTTGCGTTTCTGCGTATACGTTGTCTTCGGTCAGCTGTAGGTAGCAGTCGAACTCGCTGCCGATGTCGGTGCGGTTGATCAGTTGCAGCATCAAGAGTGAGCTTTCGCCTAGGCCACTATTGTTGGTGTTGAAAATACAGTCGATGGAGCCGGAACCGCTGATTAGACCAGCCGAGTACATGCGCTGGAAGCGGTCGGACATCGTTGTGGTCACGAGCGCCTCGCGGTCTGTATTGAAGGTGTAGCTCTTTACGTCACCGAGGACACGCTCTACGGATCCGTAGATCTGTACGGAAATTGGAAGTGCGCTGCCAGTGAAAGCCTCTAGCGGGTATTCCGCTGAGCGATCGTTGTTTATGGCGGCGGGGAATGTGGCAAACAGTCGGATGCCGCCGATAGCATTGATGTTGCAGTACACAACGACTTCGTTCTGCGTTTCTCCCCCGCCGTCGGGCCAGGTAGAGGTTGGTAGAAAATCCAGACCGCGTGGGTCGCTGGTACTGATTTGAAGTTGATCGCCGGTGAGAATGTTCTCGGTGGAGCCGTCAAAGCCGAAGCGATTTAGCGTTGTATTGACATCCGCGGGTAGTACCGAGCTGGTGAACGTCCCAGCGGCTTTGCGGCGCAGCTTAATTTTGCCGTACTGCCCTAGGAAGTAGGTCATGCGTTTACGCGTTCACGGAACGGCCCATCAACAGTAAAGCTGATCGCCACTGATGACAGCTCGCCAGTGGAGACCTGCAGGGACGCGCTAGTGATGTAGGCGTTAAAGGCAATGTCATCCTTAATGTCTTCACCGCTGCCAGCAGTTCTGCCAACACGGAGGACAATGCCAACACGGTCGTTCCCACTTACACCAGCAACGCTGGTCTTCATGATTCTGTTGAGGAATTGATCGAACTGCACCCCGGGCTCGGTGCTTGTCGTACCTTCGCGGCGGTAGTACAGCACGGTGGCGCTGCCGGTGGAGCTGACAGCTCCGGGGGTGAAGGATTTTACGGCGGTGTCAACTGTGGTGGTTTCCAGCAGTTCCAAGGTCGTCTCTAGCGACCAGTCGCGCAGTTTCAATGCTTGCTGCGAGACATCTACCGACACATCGCCAGCGCCATCGGGGATCAGGAATAGCGCTCCGGTTCGCCCAGTGAAAAAAGCCATGGGTCTACGCCTTCAATAAATCCATCCTAGCTGCGCACTGTAAATGCAGAGTCGCTGAAGTCTGCCAGCAGCGATTGTCCGTCTGTTGTACAGGGGTAGATAGTGGCGCGGACCGTGGTTTCGCCTTCCTCGTCCATTTGCACCTCGCTGACTCGGAAGACTCGCCTAGAGGTTGCCTCTACGCCCAGTACAAATAAGAATCCCTCGTAGGACCGGAGGGCGTCAGAGCGGCCGTTCGCGATCTGAACATTGGCCAGGTTTATCAGACCGCGATCACTGCGGTACAGCTTGAAGTTGTACGAACCGTTGATGACGGTGTTGTCGAGGGGGGTGTTGAGCGTGCCGTCGGTTGCGATGACGCCCGTGCGGATGGCGTCCCAGCTGTTCTGGCCGATGTCCACGTAGATATAGGCACCAGGGGAGATGGGGTCGGAGGTGGGGTAGGTCTTGAACTCGATGGCCTGGCGGATGTAGCGGCGGGTGTTACAGATCAGCTTGCCGAACAGAATGGCCTGATCGAGGTTCGAGACGTAGGCCGATAGGTCGAAGGTCTGGCGGATCGCGTCGGCTTCGAGGGTGTCCCTGCGTTGAATATCAACGGATCGTTTTTTGGCAAATACGGCCTCGGTTGGGACTTCGGTGTAAATGATGGTCGCGATCATGTCTTGAACGTTGGAGCCATAGTCGAGAAACTCTTCCCTATAGGAGTCCTCGAGGATGTTGCCCGTGTTGAAGATGGCGCTGACGTTCACCGTGCGGGTGATGGCGCCTGTTGTGGCGTCGTAGGGGACTGCAGGGACCAGCGTTTCGCGGCCGCCGATTCGGGCAAACTCCAGCAGGTTGAAGGGCGCGACTTCGACCCAGAACTCGCGCCAGCTGCGGGGGCTTGCAATTACGCAGTCCATGAACAGCTTGTTGCGGATGCAGAACCGTTTGGTGATGGCGAGCTGGCGCACGTCAATTCCGCTAGCTACGGCGTAGTTGCCGATGCCGTCTTCCTTGTCGAGAACCGTGTCGAGGAAAATGTCGGGCGCCACGCTGCTGGCACCGTTTGGTGCTGCCGGGTAGTAGGAGTAATTGGTGCTGCCCCAGGTGCGGCCTTCCTCGTCTACGCCTGATGTGCGGATGCGTCGGACAGAGCGGCCCTGGGTTGCGAAGACACTGAGGGATCGGAGGTCTTGGATTGTCTTGCCGGAGTAGGCGTTGAAGCCGAACAAGGCAAGGTTTTGGTACAGCCGGCGAATAACTACATTGCGGCTGTTTCGTTGGGCGTAGTCCGTAAATGGCTGGGCCAGTTGCTCGGTGACGGCAGTGATGGCGATCTCGGGGCCGTTGTCAAAGGAAAACTGGATTTGGGTGTCAGAGTCGTAGTTGAACAGGTCCCACTCGTTGAGACCCGTCGGGTTGTTGTTGTATGGGGGGAAGCTGCCGTTGGCCGAGGTCATGGCGCGACCTACAAACTGGACGTTGGGCGAGATGGTCTGGTTGTTGCGCAGTTTGTAGGGGGCCAGGGGCTGTGTGACTGCAGCGCCGCTGTTTTCGAGGTAGTAGAAGGTGTCGTTGACGGCGGCCTCGGCCACTGGGTCGCTGATGGGCTCTAACTCAAAGGCCCAGTTGGTGGCGTTGTCGGGATCGGTGATGCCACTGTTGAATTTGATAAAGACGAAGTTCTCGTTGTCGGCAGCGCGGCGAACGGCAAAGATTGCCGGGATGGTGACCCATAACTTTTGTCCGATCTCGCGGTAGCGGACCTTGAACATCGCCACCCGCATCTTGATGCCGTTGTCGCTTACGGGGTATCCAGCGCGGCGGCCGCTGCCGTATTCCTGCTGACGGCCGTTAATGCGCTTGTACACCAGCGCTTTTAGGGCGAAGTCGACAATGTGGCAGGCGCTTAGGGTTTCGTACTGGGCTGTGGCCACGCGTACCAGTGCTTTCGTATAAAAAATATCGGCTTGCCTGCCGGTAGCGTTTAGAAAGTCTTCAAGGGCACCATACCGACGGAGCAGAGCAGCTTCCTCTGTCGTAAGATCCCGCTTCTTTGTGTAACCAGTAAGAACGCTTATGTTTCTGTACCAGTAGCTGTATGAAAAAGCGAGGCCGTTAACCGCATAAAACTGCCATCCGTCACCAGCTGGTTTGGGCAGAGTCGCCGGGCTGGTTTCGCGCTGTGACACATAGTTTGCCGTGTAGATCTCTTTGCTATCGGCCAGTTGGTAGGCGGAGGTGATCTCGGCTCTTTGGTCTTCGTTAAGGAGGTTTATTGCCGTTGGGCGGAGACGGTTGTACTCGTCTCGTTCGGCTGGCGTGACTGAGCCGGTTGTAGTGGTAATGCTTGTTGAGGCGTATGTGGCTGACGGGCCGCGACCGGCCTCGATGCACTGGAGCTTGACCGCAACACTGGTTTCATCGATTGATGTGTTGGAGATGGAGATGACTTTGAAGCGGGCGGTGCCCAGCTTGAAAATTCCGGCCGAGTCGAAAACGCTGACCAAGCTACGGCGAGCGTCTTTTGCTTCGCGCGTTACGTCGGAGTCCCTGCTGTTTTCTGCGGTGCGCGCAAATGTCACACTCAGAACTTCGTTGAGGCTGATTTGTGAGTTCGTGCCTGCAGTCCAGTTCAGTCCGGTAGCTGAAATGCCGAGGCTTGCGACTGTTTTGTCGCCGGTGGAGTTGCGAACATATACTTCGACATTTAGCGGCACTACGCCGTAGATGCCGACGGTGTTCGAGGTTGTTGGTGAGTATGCCTGGCTGAAGCCGTCGATGCGGTTATTGGTTGTGCTCGGTTGGATGCGGTAAGGGTTGTCGGTGAGTTTGCCGTAGGCGGTGGGGTCGGATGCTTCTGCGTTTTGAAGCTCGTGTTGGCGCTGCAGGAAACCGGTTCCTGTTGGATTGAAGTACATCCACAGGTTTTCCGTGATCAGATCGCGGACAGGCGTCTGGCCGAAGGCGCTTTTGTTTTGGTCGATGGCTGTGATGGCACCACCGCTCAGCATCAGCAGCATTTGGATGAACTGGCTAGAGCCGTAGCTGCGGACAGCGGACCAGAGCAGCGAGGCTGCGACGCGCACACCGCCGTTGGGGTTGGCGCCAGCGGTCGAACCGCGATTGGCATAGACAAGGTTGACCGGATCGCCGTAGCTCGACAGCTCTTGGGTCGAGTTGAAGCCGAAGCGGGGGGAGAATCGCTCGTCCCGCGACTGGGCCTGGCCACTGGCCTGATCGGGTGCGCCGAACTTTGGGATAGAGGGGCGCGGTGCGAGTAGGGCTGCGCCGATTTGGAAGAGGATCCCGACGACGGTTAGGACAATGGCGGTAACCCCGAAGTCTGCCGTAGGTCTGCCGCCGAAATCTGGTAGCTCTTGTAGTGCTAGGAATTGCAGGTACTCATCTTTGCTGACGCCAAGCGCTGCGATGAGGTCGTGCTCGTAGGGCAGCAGCTTGCGGGTCATCGGTCCATCCAGAAATAGTGGCCAATGCCTTCGGGCAGTTGGCTACGCACTACATTCTGGCTTGGGGCAATTAAAAGTACATCGCTGTCTAGCGCCGTTGCTAAGGCTGCACCAGCTGCGCCAGGCAGCAGTACAACCGCTCCGTGTTCGGGGGCGTTGATGCGTCTGCCGTGTTCCAGGAGCCAGCGCACGATCAAGCGGCGGGGGAATGTCTCGTCCGCGTAGCTGTCGTAGACCCAGGCGAACTTGTCGGTGTAGCTGGTCAGGCCCAAGCGCTGGCGGACCTCGCACACCAGCTGGAAGCAGTCGGTTTTGCCTGATCCGTCGCCTGGAGCGTTGCCCCAGCCATAGCGCAACCCGATTAGATCGTTCACTGCAGCACCACGTTGGAGTTCAGCGGTAGGGGGCCGACAAGTTGGCGGGTGACGCTACGTGCGGGGAAGCCAGAAATGACGCTGTCGATGGCGGAGCGGAAGCGTAATTCAATCGTAGTTTCGCTCAGGCTGGCGCCGATTCCGACGAGAAACTCCTGTTGCGTGGCTCCGTTTGCGGCGATTGCGTTGGTGGCTGTCAGCCATACCGTTGTCAGTACCAGGCGGCTTAGGCGGTTGCCGTTGCCTGCGTCGAGTAATCGCAGGGCGAATTCCACGTTGGGGAACAGCACCTGCATGATGGTGTTGTCGCCGGTGTTGTTGGCGAGGCTGCCTTCAGCGCGGAATGGGGCGAAGTTGTAGCGCTGCCCTGCGTAGGTGTAGACCTCGTTAACGAAGTAGTTCTGGTACAGATGGCGGGTGCCGTCTGTTGTTGTGAGGTCGAAGAACTGGGCGATGCGGATGTCGATGGCCATTAGGCGTCATCCGTCCGTGGATCTCGGATTTCGCCGACGAGGGAGATTGACACGTTGTAGATGCCGGGGCGGACGGACTCGACCTTTGGAGGTTCGGCGTATTCCCAGCGCAGGTTGCCACGGGCGGCAGCGCGGCTGGTGACTTCGCCGGCAACGTCGCTGCTCATGCCAGCAGTGATGTTGGCGGACAGGCGAAACCGCTGGTTGGCTGCTGTCTGGCTGTGGTAGTGATCCAGCAGGGTGTTGACGGCGGTGTCGGCGACGTTTGCGTACTGGAGGTCGAGTTTGGCGCCGTAGGGTGAGTTGCCGAAGGTACGGCGAGCCAGGACACCGGATAGTGTGCGAAAGCTGCGTTGGGGGTAGACGGCAGGGGTGAAACTGCGTGAGGAGGGTGTTAGCTCAGGAAAATCAGCCATTAGAAACCGACTCTCCGGCGGGTGTTGGGCGATTGCTGGAGGCGGTCCAGGGTCATCGTCATGCCGCGTTGGGCGCCATCGCGGGCGGCCTGGCGGCGGGTGGCAGCCATGGCCAGCTCCAGTTGATCGCGGCTGACGTATTCCACACCGCCAATACTGGTGGTTTCAAAACTCATATTAAGCACAGGACTGCCGCCCATACCTGGGGCAGAACCCATGGCGGAACGGAGGTCGTTGCTTGAAACCACAGAACCGCCGGTGCCAGGAACAAACAGTTCAGGGCCGCGTTCGCCAACGATGTAAGGAGAACCACCGTTAACGGGACCGCCGTTGGCACGAAAACTTGGTGCTCCAGGCATAAACATTGATGCCCCACCACCAACGCCAACACCAGGCATCGCTACTGGGCCTTGACCGCTGAATAGGCTACCCCCACCGCCGCCAAACAAACCCAACAAACTTTTAAACACATACATGGTAAGCATTTTTGTAATAATTTCTGTTGCCATATTTATAAAAGCATCTGCTACACCTTTAAAAAATCCGGCTAATGTTTCTTGTGCTGTTTGGGCGCCAGTAATCAGCCCTTGGAAAGCACCTGAAAACGCAGCACTGATGCCTTCGGCGCTTTGCTTTACTATGTTTGTTTTACCTGCAAGTTCATCCAGTTCTTTTTTGTATTGATTCATGTGTTGTGCTGCTTTATCGTTCGGATCTAACGTAAAAGCTGTAGTGAACAGGTTTCCAGTGGCAGACGTACCAAAAGCACTGGAAAGGCGCTTTTGCGTATTTTTACTGAGTATCTCTGATACTCCAAGTAGCTCATACATTGCAGCTACCTCAGCCGTAACAAGTTCTACCCTCGCTTTTTGGTATTCGTTATTTGCACGGTTTATTTCGTTAGTTTGAGCTACTACTAGGTATTCGCGTTCCTGTAAACTAAGAGAGTTTGTATACAAACTTTCATATTTATTCATGCGTTCCAGTCGGTCTTTATCGTAAGCAGTTTGTAGTTTTTCCTGCTCCGTTAGTGCGTAGGAAATTTGCAGTTCGTAGTCGGTTTCTACCGCAAGTCTTGCGGCATACTCTAGTTGCTTTTTAAGCTGTTCTGCTTTGCGTTGCGCGTCGTCAGCGGATGTGTCTTTTTTACCTGCTGACGGAGGCATTTGTGCTGGCGCTGTTATACGCCCAATGTCCGAAACGGCAGTGCTTTTTGGGGTTTTAAGTATCCCTTGTTCGTACCCAAAACGCTGTAATTCGTTACGAATACCTTGTTCCCGCAGAATTTGAAATTCTTGCTGAGCGCGAGGAGAAATAATACCCGCGCCAGCAGCTAATTGGCGTCCTTTAGCCTCGCTTGGGTAGCGGCGAGCCGCCATGTCCATTGCTTCTTTTTCTATCTGCTTTAGGCGTGCTGGTGATACTACTTTGCCTGACTGAGCTTGAATTTGTGTACGTAGTAGCTCTGTATTTATAGTTTCTGTTAAAGCATTGAGAGCTAAAGTAGCTTTTGTGATTATTGTGTCGATAGCCGGAGCGAGAACTGTATAAAGTGTATTTGCTACATTCGTGACTGCGGTAACAGTGTTACCTAGGGCTACATTAAACTGCTGAAAAGCAGTTTTAGGTTTCTCTCCTGCTTGAATACCCTTATTTCCCATATCTACAAGAACATCAGCCAGTGCCTGTACAGATATTTCACCGTCTTTAGCCATCGCGACAATGGCATTGCGCGATACTTTGTACTTAGCGGCCAATGCGTCCTGTATAGGAATACCTTGACTTGTTAACTGATTAAGAGTAGCTTGTGTTACTTTGCCACTTTCTAGTGCGCTTGTAAATGCGTTGGTGACTTTATCAATCTTACCTCCATATGTTTCTGTGAGTTGGCTTACAAGACGTATGGCGTTAGCTTGCTCTTCTATGGATAAACCTAAGCCGCGAATATTTTGAACCGCGTCTGTAAATTTTTCAGCCTCTTGTCCCGCAAGACGAAACGCCTGCTGAAGTTGTTTTGTTTGTTCAGCGGTAAACCCTATATCAGCAGCTACTTCTTTAATCTTATTGCCTTGTTCAGCGATACCTCCAAGCAGCGTGCCTAAGAGTGAACCAGCAAATCCTCCTGTTCCTCCAAACAAACCGCCGAGCGCACCTCCTATAGCACCTCCAGTTGCTGCTCCACCGCCCTGTCCGAAGAGCAGGGGAAAAGCACCGCCAATTACCGCGTTGCTGACAACACCTCCTAATCGTCCTGATGATGTTGATGCGCGAGCAGTCTGTTTATTTGCAAGTCCCAGCTCTTTCTGGCGTGCTGCGATAGCAGCAGAAAGTTTCTTTTCAGCTTGTTCAGCTTGATACAAAGATTTTACGTATAAATCTATAGCTTGTTTTTGTACTTTTGTTCCGGCAGCAGACGCTAGTACGCTTTTATTTGCCTGTTCTACAGCAGACCTATAATTATTGATACTTGCGGGAATAACGCCTTGTAATTTTGCCGCTTTATTTACATTATTGATTGTTACGCTCAGTTGACCTAATTGGTCGCTAACTGTCTTTAGTTCGCGTCCACCTTTGATGGCAATTTCAATATCGGCTCTGTAGGCCACGGTGCCGCTATCCTCTGGTACTTCAGTTTACGCGACAAAAAGCCGCCGGGGTTAGCGGCGGCGTTTGGCTTTTTCCATCTCCTTTTGCTGGTCTTCGTTGAGGATTTGGAAATAGGCGCTCCAGCCGAGGAGTTCTTCGGGGGTCATGTTGGTGCTGATCTCCGAAAGGGTTTTGCCTAGCTCCTTGGCGACTCCGAATTGGAGCATGAGCCAGTTGTCCTTACGGAGTTCGGCGCTCAGGATTTTGGGTCGATGGGCTCCACGTCGTCCGTCAGGATTGCCAGCATCAGGGCTTGGAGATCCTTGTCCTTGACTTCGTTCTTCAGTACGTCGATTTCGCCGACGCTGAAAATCTTGGCGCCAGTGTCGTCGAGGGCTTTGGCGATCAGTAGTTGAAGGGCAAAAGCGTTGGCGTCGTCAGACTTGGCTTGCTTCTGGGCGCGTTCGCGCTCGGCCATTGTCAGGGGCGCCACCCACATTTCAAAAATGCTGCCGTCAGACAGTTCGACGGTCTTTTTGACGGGCTCCAGGTTGGCGGCCTTGCGTAGGCGGTCAATGGCGCGAACTGGAACAGGCATAAGAGGTGCTTGTTTATGGTTTCTACTGTAGCGGACTAGACAGCAAAAAGCCCCAGGTGACTGGGGCGGTTTGCTGAATCTGGCCGGCGATAGCCTATCAGGACTTGGCGAAGTCGAAGGTAGGCGTGCCAGAGGGGCGGAAGTTGACGGTTACCGATTGGGCGTCATCGGGGTTGATGTTTAGGCTGGCCGAGGTCAGTACTGCATCGAAGGCGATGGAGCGGCTGAGGGTTTCGCTCAAGGTGCCGCCGCTGAAAACGCGGTCGGTGTAGAGCTTGAAGGCGGCGCCGTTTTGTTGGCGCTGCAGCACGTCCTCAATCATCCGGTTGGACAGGGCGGCGTCTTCATCAGTCATGTAGACCGTCGCAGTGCCGGTGCCGTCGCCGAAGCCGCTGATGTAGCTACGGAAAGGTACGTATTGGCCAGGGGTTTGACCGATGGTTGTTACGTCGATTTCAGCGCGGCTGATTTCAAAGCTCCAGTCGCGGACTTGGCCGACAACGGCGAAGTCGGCGTAGTAAACCTCGAACTCGTTGGGGGCAACTGCGGTGCCGTCATCAGTGATGGCCAGGATGATGCCACCAGCAGACGTGGAGACGGTCAGCGCGCCAGTCGCAGCGGTGTAGGACAGCACGTAATACGTGGTTGCTGCGCTAATTGGTGCAGGCAGCGTGCCGGTGCCAGCCTCACCGGTTTGGCTATTCACCACGCGGAATTTCACGGGGTCGCCAACCTTGAAGTTCAGGTAGGGGGCAACGGTGATGACATCGGTGGAGGCATTGACGTTGGATTCGCCAAAAGTACCAGTGGTGCCGGCGGGCTTGTAGTAGAGAGCGCCGGACGTGCCGGACAGGACAGTGGTGGCCATGGGGCGTACCAAAGAATGGGATAGGGGCGGGCACTGCCCGGCTTAATACAGGTTAGCGCCTGTACAAAGCGCTACCTATGACAACACAGTTGCCGTGTAGGAGGTGTCAATGCGGCCCACAAAGTGGGGCGCTTCCTCTGTTGAGGAAAAAGAAGGGCCGTTGATGCTGCCAACTCTGAAAAATACGCCAGTGGTTGATTTATTTGAGTTATTTAGTGTTTCAAGAACGTTTACTGCTGTGGTGATAAGAGTTTGGTTGCGGGCAGGGCCGCGGCCTTTTTCAGTGAAAATGCGGATGACGATGGCGCCACGGGCGTTGTCCACGCTGGAAGTCAGCGTGGGATCGTTGGTGAGTCCGAAGGTGACGTTGACTCGGACGTATTCGGTGGTGGTATTAGGTGGGACGGCCGTGATGTTGTCGAAATAGACCGGAACGGCTGGTACCAGTGCGCCAAACGCGGAAAGTAGAGGGTTTTCGACGGCGGCGCGGATGGCTTGGTAGTTCATAACCGTATGCGGCCTAGTTCAGTATCTAGTTCCAGCTTAATTCGACGGTCGATACTGCCTCCCTGTACATAGGTGGGGTACCAGTCAAGGGGGGCGGTGCTGCGGTTGGGGCCTTCGTCGTCGCCGATGAGATCGCCGCGATAGCCGCTAATGCGGGTGCCGCGGTCATATTCCTTGATGGGAAGGGTGCCAGGGTCGATGTAATCGCTTTCGACTAGATCACGGGCTACATCTGCGTGGGGGGCAAAGTTAGAGATTGTGTATTTGATGTCGTCGAAGGCGAAGCCGCGGCCGCTAAGTAGTGGGGCGGGAATGCGGCGAGGAGTGCCAGGAGCGCCGGTGCCGGCGGTGCGGCGGCCGTCAGAAGTTTCTATCTGCCAAGAGTTGGCGAATTTGCCGGACCAGACCGGGCCGGCTTCTTGGAGATCGACGACGATTTCTTCGGCGGCGCGGGCGGGACCACGGCTAAATGCAGCAACCGCAAAGCGGTCGATGTTTTCGGCCAGTCGGTCCAACTCGTTGAAAAATCCTCTGCTGCGGGCCATTACTGGGGCCTCGCGATCAGAGTGTGGAGAACCGGGTTATCGCCGCGATAGCTGGTGATGGCGACAATCTTGGCCTCCCGTGTGACGCCATCTTGTGGGTACTGCACACGGTCCGCTTCGGTCGGGTAATACGTGCCAAGCTCAGCAGCGCCAATGATGATTTTGAGATCAGTTGTTTGATACAGACCTTCAGATTCACGGGGATTGACGCGGGTGATGACGGCACGAACGGTGACGGAAGTGTCGGATCCAGTGACGGCCCCAGTGGTGGGGTTGTAGGTGCGGGGTGTAGCGGTTTTGATGTACGTGATGTCCTGGCCCCACTGGCGTAGGAGGGCAGGGGGTACGGCGGCAAAGGTGTCGTCTATGCGGGACATCAGTTGCGGAACAGACGGACGGCGTAGTTAGAAGCGCCACCCATGCAGTAGGCGCCAAGGTAGGTTTGGAGCCAGGGGTAAACGTCAAAGACGTTGTTGATGACGCCGCTGGTTTGGGAAGATTTGTTGTATTTGACTTTGAGTTCGCCGAGTTCTACTTCGTCGTAGATGCCCGTGGTGCCAGTGGTGCCGGTGATGGCGGTGGTGTCGTTGGCGAAGGCGCGGGCGAGTTCGTAAGTAGCGGTTTTGATTCCGTCAGGAATCAAAGTGCAGGCAAGGGCGATGCCGTCAACCGTGTAGTTGTCGCGGGGCCACTTGAGGGCTTGGGTTTCGGTGCAGCGGTCGCCGTAAAAGCTAAGGGCGTCGATCCAGCGGGTTGCGGAGATCAGGGCGCGGTTCTTTTGGTCGTCGGTTTTGCTGACCCAGGTGCTGGAGTCGGGGACTGTTTCGAAGTAGGCGTTGGCAGCAGCAAGCGTCACGTAGCTGTTGGCTGCGGGCCCCGCTAACGTCGCGTCGATTACTGCAGCCACTAATCAGTACAGCCTTTTCTTGAGTCTAGCTCCAGTGGAGAATTTTCTTGATTTGGGTGGGGAGCTGAGCAGGGCCGCGTGGTACACGTCGGCGCCAGTCATTTCGAGTTCGGCTTGCGTCTCTAGGTGTTGGCCGTAAGGGACATCGATGAAGGAACGGCGGTTATTCTGTAGTACGAAGAGACGCACTGTACTCATGGCTATCCGCAAAACTGCCAGCACTGAAGGCAGCCTAGAAGCGAAAGCACCTTCTGCATTGCCCGGTAAGGAGGTAAGGTCGCTGGAGGTTGTTGCTGCTGCAATCCGGGAGCAGTTTGTTGCTGGTGTAGATGCTGAGACGATCCAGCAGGAACTTGCCGTGAGTCCACATGTGTTTCGTGAGTTGCTGAGTCATTCGTACAAGTTGGTGGGTAGGGCGCCAACGATTTTTGAGTACCAGGAGAAAATCAGGATTGGTGAGATTGAAGCTTGAGTAAATAGGCAAAAGAAAAGGCCCCCGGTTTGGGGGCCTTTGTTTTGGCGCGTACTGGAGATCAGTATGCGGTGGTATCGAAGGGGGTGTTTACCAGCAGGCGAGCGATGGGCACTTGCTTGGTGGTGCTGTACACGAGGTTCCAGCTGGCGGTGTCGGCCAGGTTGCCGGTGGTGGCAGCGTTGGTCGGGTTGTCGCCGGCGACGGCCCACTTGGTACCAGTGATGTGGTAACCGTAGTGGTAGTCCACAGCCAGGATGTCCTGCATGGACAGGATGTTGCGGTCGGCGCCAAGGCGCAGATCCTGTTGAATGCCCTCGGAAACCACACCCGACTTGAAGAGGTACACGGGGTACTTCTTAGCGTGGGTGGAGGTGCCACCGGTCAGGGCGGTCAGCTGGTCGTCGATCACCACGCGGAGACCCGCGAAGGTGGCAACTTCAGCTGCGGTTACGCCCACACCGCCGCCGCCCCAAGTGATGGCGCCGCCGGTGGACAGAGCGGAGGTGCTGAACACCAGCATCCCCACCTGTTGCAGGTAGTAGGCCACGTTGGAGTGCATGGCGATGGCGTCGAGTTCGTCGCCGCGCTCACCCAGCAGTGCCTTGGTGCCAACCACGTTGGCCACGTTCAGAAAGTTGGCCTCGGTCATCGAACCGGGGACACCAGCAAACGTCTTGTTGCTTTGGTTGGGACCAAGCACGCCAGCGCCGCTAATGCCACCGAACAGACCCAGCAGTTGGGCAGCCAGGGTGGCGGTCTTCAGCTTGTTGATGGCTGCAGACAGTTGGTTGCGGACGTGGGCGAGAGGGTCGGCGCCAGAGCCCAGCTTGCTGAGATCGTCGGCCGCGTAGGCGAAACCGCGATGCAGCAGGGTCATGATCTGCTCGTCGGCAGTCACGTTCTGTGCGGTCAGATAGCCCAGGCCGCCGTTCCAGCTGGAGGTGGACAGGATCTGGGTTTCGGTCGGGGCGATGGGGTCGAAGAAAGGCACGCGTACGCGGGTCCCACCGGCGCGGGCATCCAGGGCAGCGTTACGCTGCACAATGCCGCTTTGGATCCACTTCGATTGCTCGAAGATGCCCTCGGCGGTGTACTGGAGGAATTCGGGGCGGGTAACAAGGTTCGAGAGAAAAGTTCCCCCGAAGTTGCTGTTAGAAGCAGACATTGGATAGCTCCAGTGGAGTCATGGTTGGGGATGTGCCCCACAGGGGCTAGGCGCCGGCTTCTGCTTTGAGGAGGCGGGCCTTGTCGGGGTCTTGGCTAAGGAGGAGCATCTGTTGAGTGATGTTCCAGCTGTCCTTTTGCCAAGGGTTGGATTGGCCGGGAAGTGAGCTGGTGCGGGCACTGCCTGCTACGCCCATTCCCGCCCGGTTGGTTGCTGCGAAGTGATGTTCGTAGCCGCTACCGGGATTTTTGAGATTGGCGATGTACTCGCCGATCTGAACTTCCACGCCGCCGGCGACAGCCACAGGCTGACCGTCTTTGGCGCGAAGGTTCTCCTGAAGTAAACGATACAGCTGATCGGGTGCTAATGCACCAGCGTTAGACAGTTGGGCGATGGTGGCGGATTTGATTTGTTCCTGTGTGTAGCCTTGGCGGATTTGCTCGGTTTCGGCTTCTTTTGCGGCGAGTTGTTGCTTGAGGTCGGCGACGGTTTGTTGGGCCTCTTCCCAGAGAGTTTTGTATTCGCCGGATTGGGCAAGTTGTTGGGTTTTGGCTTCTTGTTGGGCAGCAGATAGGGCGTCTAGTTGTTTCTGGAGGGTTTCGCGGGTTTCGCGGTCCTTGCGGCGCTCGCCGATAAGCTCGGCGTTCTTCGCACGAAGGGCCTCCAGTTGTTGGGCAAGGTCCGAAGTGTCAGCCACAGGCTGGGATGCCGCAGACTCCACGGGAGTAGGAGGCATAAGTTGATCTTCGGGCACGATTATGTGTTACAGGGACGCTTCTAGTCTACAAGGGTACTAGGAGGCAACTTCCGTTTCGTCCATGGAGTCTTCGCTATCCGGTTCTTCGACTGAGCTGGCTTCCTCGGTGAGTTCCAAGGCGGGTTTGCCGGCAGCTTCCTCTTCGTCTTCAATGTTGATGTTGTCGGGCAGGATTTCGCCGCGGCGCAGGATCTCCAGCAGCAGGGAGTCGCTGATCTTGCCGAGTTGGTTGAGTTGGGTCAGGACTGCGATGTCTTGGCCGATCAGGCGGTAGTAGTCGAAGTCGCGGTCGATGGTGATTTCGGGTGGTTCCAGGCCGACGTATTGGGCGGCGAAGGCGAAGGCTTGGTTGAGGGCAGATTCCAGCTCTTGGCTGATGATCGAGAGGACGCTGTTGGATTGGGCTTGGTCGATGCGTTTGGCCTCGGCGGACTCGGCGACGAACTTTTGGCCGAAGAGTTTGGTGACGCCCAACGTGGACATCTGTTGCTCCAGGGATTGGAGTTCGTTCATTTGGGCGTCGAAGCTGGTGGCGTCGGCTTGGACGTAGTACGCCTTGTTGCCCGGTTGCATGGCAATGGCGTAGTTGACCCCCATGGAGGCGCTACCGGTGGTGTCGTCCCAGCCCTCGAGGACAAGGGTGGGCATGGCGGCAATGTGGAGGGCGTGGATTAGGTCGGCTTGGCGCTGGTAGTGGGTGATGTTTAGGTTGGCAATGTCGAGGAGTGGGGGTTGGGATACCAGCAAACCGCGGCGGTTGCTATAGATAGGAACCAGTGGAATTTCGGGGAGGCTGTAGTCGCCGGTTTCGCTGAATTCGACGACTTCCTGGCCCAATGTGTAGAGGTCGTAGCGGCCCGGGTAGATCACCCGCATTTGCTCGATCTGCTCTTCGCCGAATTCGTTGAGGGGGCGTACGTCGTAGTCGTGGATGCGGACCTGCAGGAGGCGGTTGGTGCCAGATTCTTTGCGCCAGCCCCAGATCTGGGGGGCGTCTACGTGGACGAAGTAGGGGCGGCGGCCCATGGCACGCTCTTCCGCCAAGTTCAAGGCTTCGGTGGCGGCGGGATAGTCCACCAAAATGGCGCTGTGGCCGTAGGTCAGGCTGCTAACCAGTGCGCGGCGGGCGTACTCGTTGATGCTGGAGCCAAGGCCGTCGATATTTTCGGCGAGTTCCAGCCAGTAGGGGTCGCCTTCGATGTGGATGGGTTTGCGCAGGATGGCGCCAGCAGCAGTTTCGACTAGGCGGCTGGTATAAGGGCTGAGGACGCTGCGGGCGACGCGGGTTTCGTAGGCGTTGTCATCCTCGCGGGGTTCCTGTGGCAGGTAGGTTTCGGACAGGTCGCGGATGTAGTTGGTGCCGCGGGTGACGGCGGCCATGACGCCCCAGTCGGGCATCATCGCGATTACGTCCAGGTTGCGGACGAAGGGGGATTCGCTGACTACGGCGCCAGTCGGGGGGATGTTGGCGCTGTAGACCACGGTTTGACTCCTACTTTGTACTTATTTTGGCATCAATCATCGTCCTCTTCCTCGTCGTCGGGGTCGGCGATGGGCACCAGCACTTCGATGCCTTGGGCGAGCATTGTGATAAAGCCGCCTAATGTTTCGGGCAGGGATGGGGTTTTGAAGGCGAAGGTGGCGTGGGTGAGGCCGTCCTCAGCATCGATGTCGATGTGGACGCAGCCGCCAGTTACGGTTTGAATTGTCATTAGCGGCTAATTTCCTCCCAGTCCATGGATGCGTGGACACTACACGTTGACGTACTGCCTGTCAGTACAAGACTCAGTTCATAAGGAGTGGCGGTCAAGCCGTCGCGCTCCAGCTGGAATTTGAAGAGGGCTTCTTTGAGAATGTCGATGCTGGGGGAGCTTTGGGTGGAGGCACTGAAATATCCTTGGGCAAGGATGCGGCCGCCGGTGGTAGCTGTGCCAGTGAGGTTGTATTCGACGGAGGAGTTGGTGCCAGCGCTTACCCAGGTGCCGCCGGTTGTGGTGGGGCTGGCGACGACGCGCCAGTTGTAGTTGGTGTTGGTGGTGACGCCAAGGATGGAGATGGCGGTGAGGATGACGATGGCGTCGAGGGCGGTGCTCTTTAGGCGGAGGGAGATGACGGGGTAGTAGGTGCCAATGGTTGCGAGGCTTGCAGGGGTGTTAATCGGGGTGCCGATGGCTTGTTGGAGGCCGCGGAGTTCGTAGCCGCCTTCGGAAAGGACGGTGGAACAGACTTGTTTGAGGGTGCTGGCGCTGGCGGTGGCGGCGGTGTTGGTGATTTCGTAGCGGAGGGGAAGGGAGGCGGTGGTGATGTAGGTGGAGGTGATGATGTTGGCGTGGTGGAAAGAATGGCAGTGGACAAATTTGCCGTTAATGATGAAGCCCATGCGGACGGTGCCAAGTCCCAGCCACTCGATGTCCATCCAGAGGATTTGGGATTTGGTGGGGTCGAGGGTGAGGTTGGAGGGGCCGGTGCCGTTGAGAGGGTCGATGTTCCAGTCGGATTGGGCGACGCGGGTTTCCAGTAGGGAGCCGGTGGAGGAGCTGCGTTCGACGAAGGAAAGGGTGGTGTTGTTCAGCTCTAGGTACATGCCGTTGTCGGCGCCGTAGTAGCCGATGCGCTGGCGGAGGTTGGTTTTGGCGGGATTAAGCGTGAAGGTGGACATCACCAGCAGGGATTTGCCTGGCTGGTAGGAGAAACATTTGGTGGTTTCGCGGATAACCGAGGAACCGGAAGAGGTGGTTACGGCGAGGTTGACGAGGCCGGCGCTGGCGTCAAAAGTGGAGGTGCCGCCGGTTGCGGTCGAGGTGCTCCAGAGGCCGTTGTCGTGGTAACGGTGGCTGGAGTCGAAAAGAGTGAGGGGGCTAGATGTGCGGACGCGGCCGAATGCGTCGTATACCCCAGCAGCAGAGGAGGTGCCGCCTGCAGTGGTGCCGAAGGGGTAGGCGCCGGTGATGGAGGTGGATTGGATTAGCTGCACGAGGGGCCTCGGAGCGGGTAAAGGGGGTTATTTTTTGGGTTTTTTGGCGGTTTTGGCCGCGGCTTTGAAGGCTGCGGCGGTGGGGGCGCCTTTGGTGCCAGGCTTGCGCATGGTTTCGCCGCTGCCGGCAGCGATGCGCTTGCGTTTGGCGGCGATATTGCTATAAAGACCGCGCTTAGCCATCACTTCTTACCTTTTTTCTTGGGTTTGGCCATGCCAGCCTCGCTCATGGCGATGGCGATTGCCTGTTTGCGGGACTTGACTACAGGGCCTTTTTTGCTACCCGAGTGCAGTTCGCCCTTGCCGTACTCGCGCATAACTTTGCTGACCTTCTTTTGGGCCTTGGTTTGTTTTTTGGCCATGGTCTTAGCGGTAGTTACCACACACGATAGTTGGTTGGGGCCATGGATTCTGGTTTGGCAAGGTTGAAGGTCTGGAGGCAGAGGTATCCCAGCGCGTCGAAGGCGTGGTCGACGCCGAGATTTTTGTTGGGGAGGCCTGTTCCAGGGGCGTAGGTCAGCGTGCGGAGGGATTTGATTAGTTCCTTGCAGCGGGGGTGGATGAAGAGGCGGCGGGTTCCAGAGGCATCGAGTAATGCGGTGTTGACGCAGGTGATTTTGTCGCGGATTTTCCAGGGGGAGCGGGGGCTGGAGACCGTGAAGCCGGATTTGCGCAAAATGTTGTGGTCGGTGGCGCCAACACCGGCGGTTTTGCGGGCACCGCCAGTGGGGTCGGGGCAGGCAATAATGCGGCGCTCCACGCCGTAGCGGGATTGGACTTCTTCGCAGAAATCCCAGGTGGTGGCGCCGCCGGTCATGATGATTTCGTCGAAAACCCAGAGGACATCGCCTTTTTTGACTGCGCAGATGCCGGACATTGGGTCGATGTTGAAGTCCACCCCCAACAGAAGGGGTAAAACGGGCAGGTCTTGGACCACCTTGTCGATGTTGTCGTCCGAGAAGCTGATGGCGACGAGGCCGCTGAGGTTTTCGAAGCTGGCCTCAAATTCTTGGCGGAAGGTGCGGGGGTCGAGTTGGCTGCGGGCGGCTTCGATTTCCTCCGGTGGGACGTTATCGCCGTCGATAGTGGTGAATTGCCAGCGGCTCCAGTTGGAGTCGCCTTCGTCGGCGTAGCACCAGAGGTCGTAGAACCAGCTGGCGGTGCCGTCGGGGGTAGAGATGAAGAGGGCCCAGCCTTGTTTGTCGGCCAAGGCGGGGCGGATCACCTCGAACCAGACTTCGGGGTCCATGAAGGCGGCTTCGTCCAGCACCACGCCCGAAAGGCTGCGGCCGCGGAGGGCCATTGCGTTTTCGGTGCCCTTTAATTCAATGGTGGAGCCGTTGACGAGTTCCAGCTTGAGGTCGGTTTCGTTTTTTGACTTGATCCAGGCGCGCGGGACGAGTTTTTTGAGGGCTTTCCAGGCGATGTCCTTCGCCATTCGGTACGTTGGGGCGCAATAAAAGAAGGTTTCGCCCGGTTTTTCGATTGCTCCACGCAGAAGTTCGATACAGGAGAGATAGCTTTTGCCGAAACGGCGGCCTGCGACCAATACACGGAAGCGTTTTCGGCTGGTAAACACCTCACCTTGGGCGTGGCGAAGGGTAAGGGCTCCAGCAGAATCGGCCATTTTGTAGTAGGGGGGTACCTTCTAGGGTATTACAGGAATCGAACCCCTGCCCCCTTGTGTGACAGTAGAAGAAAATGAGGATGTGTCAGTAGGTTCCCTAGGTGTTGCACCGCCCCCACAATCGCTGAACTCTACCCCTGGTTCACTTGTACTAGCCCGCCAACAGTCGGCGAACAGTAGAGCGCGAGCAGCCGAGGCGGTCGGCGATGGCCTGCTGTGTCATGCCGGCCTTACGCCATCGCCTAGCACGCTGCTGGCGGGACTCGCTAGCCCATAGCAGGATCAGCACGGGCAGGAGAATCAGAACTAGGAGAAATGCTGCGGTTGATGTCATCGCGTGGTGTGCGTTGGTGACTCTGGTATTGTAGCACAGTGGGGGCCCGTGGTGGGCCCGTACTGTCACACTCTGTAACGTAGTGCAGAGGTACTAGCGCCCCAGCACAACGAGACGGCACTGTTCGGCACTGGTGCCAGAGGCCTCGCAACGGGCCAGCACTCGCTGATTGTCGATGCCCATGGCCACCAGGGCAGCAACAGTGAGAAGAGCGGCGATGGTCAGGATACGGTCAGGCATGGGGTGGTTTCCCTTGGTGCTCCCGTATTGTAGCACAGCACAGCCGCGCATGTGGGCCGTGCTGTAACACACTGTAACGTAGTGCAGGCGTATTAGCCCGCTTGCCGCTTGTCTTCAACCGTGATTTGCAGCATGGGAGCCGCGGCTGCCTGCTGTTCGATTCCAGACTCATTAACGACCTTACCCAAACTATCCAAAACCTGCGCGGCAGTTTGTAACTGCCCCTTGCGGATGGCAGCGTTAAACAGTTTGGCACGCATTGTTTGCAGTCTCGCGAGCATGTTCTCACGATCCCTGCTCCAATCTTCCGCGTTCCACTTGTTGACAGCTTCCCAATCCCTCCAGGCCGTAGCTACAGAGACACTCTCACGATCGGCATGATCTAGAACCAGCTGCCGAGCGCTAAGACCTTCCAGCTGCCTCCTGTACAGTCTCTGCTGCCTCTGTTCGATCAACGCGTAAGGGTTGCGCTTGCCGTAAGGATTAGGCACAAGTTCTTTATTCTCCGGCACAACATCCGGAGACTCGTTGATATCGTCCGAATGTTCGGCCATTGTCAGAAACCCAAGCTGTTTGGTTCAATGTTAAGCCACAGAAAAGGCCCGGCACCAGGCCGGGCCTTAATTCAGTGGTAAGGGCTCAACCCTCCCCGTAGTAGAACTGACCAGCGAACCACAACAGGGCATCGATGTTGGACTCCGGGTGGTCCGTCCAGCTGACGCCCCAGTCAGAAAACTGCAGGGCTGGCCGGTAGGGCTCGCAGTATGAATCCAGTTCCCCCAGAATCCTTACGGCAGGGCCTCCAGTGCTTAGCAACAGCTCGAATTGGGAATAGGTGGACTCGCCGCCCGGAACGTGCCAGTCGGACCGCACCAGCAGAGACAGGGGAATTTCCGTCACATGATCCCTAATCTGCTCTGCCAGTAGGACGCGATCCCCCCTGACATCCCAACCCTCTTTATCCGCCATCTCACGAGCGGCAGGGCTGAGATCCTCTAGGTCGCCAGCATAGGATCGCTCGGCAAAGGTCCCTAGCTCCCATAGCGTGTTGATACGTTCCAGGCAGGCACGGCCTGCGAAGAAGGCGTGGTCTTGAGTGGTGCGAGTTGTGGGCGTCATGGTTGCCTCGGTTTGGCGTGTACTGTGAAACATTAGCACGGATTAGCGACGCCAGCCCAGAAGCCGGCAGACCCGGATCCAGCTGGAATCGGTGATCCAATCAGGACGGTGTACGGAAGCGGTGACCCCCAGGGCATCCTCTCCGGCCAAATCACGCCAGAAAGGCGAGAGCCAGAAGTCAGACTGAGGATCCAAGCTCAACCACCTAGGGACCGTGGCGCCATCACCCTCGGCATAGCATCCCGCCAGCTTGTCCAGCAGATCCCGCAAGTCCCAGCAGGATTCCGCGTAGTCGTCGCAAGGGCAGCCATTCCAGCTGAGCCAGCCAGTCTCGGCATAGTCTCCCTGCTCTGCAGACTCTGCGGTGATGGTTTCGTAGGTCACCCGGAATGAGCCGTAAGGCTCTGTGGTTCTGAGGATTGTCACGGGATGGTGCCCCTTGGTTGACTGCGCCATCATCGCCCCAGCCCCAGCCGCTTCGCTGCCGTTGTTGTAACACTTTACAGACCGGTTCAGCCGCTTGCCTGTGGTGGTACTGTTACAGGGTATCCCCAACCCTTAGGGAACCATGAGTGGCGGAGAATGGACCACGAGAGGCCAGCAGAGAGAAGCCCGAGAGGCCGAACGGGAGCACTTGCGGCTGATGAAACGGCACCACCGAGACTTGCGGTGGGCTGTGGAGCGTTCCAGGCTTGAGGCCTCGGACTGGGCGGACCTTCTAGCGCTCCAAGCCGAGCTAGGTAAAGAGGGCCCCCTGCAGTTGTGGCGGGAGCTGATCCCCTACTGGCGCCAGTGCCAAGCCCTTAATGGTGGCGCTGATTTGCCGGCTGAACTTTTTCCACAGGCTACGGGACTTTTTTCGCGCGATACTTCAACCGCCCCAGCTGCCCCAGCCACCCGAGCAAAGGCAGGCAAAGGATCCCCCCGTAAGGTGCGGTCCGATGCAGGGGTGGCCAAACCCTCCCGCAAGGGTTCCAGCGCTAGGGAGGTGGCATGAAACGTCTTGCCTTTCTGTGGTTGATAGTTGGACTCCAGGCACACGCGCGGCAGGTAACTGCCACGGTGTATGACGGCTGGTACCACGGCCGGCAAACCGCTTGTGGGCAGACATACCAACACTGGGGGGTAAGCGCGGCTCACCCTTGGTTGCCTTGCGGCACGCGTTTGAGGATTCAGCACCAAGGCCGGACCCTTACCGTTCCAGTCACAGATCGGTGTGACTGCGCTTCGGTGGATCTATCCGCAGGGGCTGCCCATAGGTTGGGTGTGCCACTAGATGGCGTGGCAACCGTCACGATCCGCTGAGCACCAACAGCACAAGGCCTCCGGGTCTGGTGCTTTTTAGTGCCTGCGGTTGATAACGATTCTCAGTATCAGTAAGACTCACGAGACTTGCCGCGAGACCATGGCCACAGCCCCAGTCGTACCAGGCAGTCTGGCCTGTCAGGTGCGACAAAACCTATACATTCGCGTGCCTATGGGCAGGTATTGGCACTTTTAAAGGGCGAGCCAATACATGAATGGCGTACCAGTCATGAATGGGGTTCAGTCATGAATGGGATTCACTAGTTTGTCAAAGTAGAGTTTAACTCTATCCATGTATGCGACTTCGGCGTTTCTGAGGTCGTCAGCGTCTAGTGAATGGGTTTGGGGGGCACCACAACGGCGTGCCAGCACAATTAGTGCTCCAGAAGGGCGGAGTCCGGTTAAATGTTGTAAACCTAGGGAATATGCACCGCATTGGTGTACGTATGAATGCGATGAATCGAGATTTTTGCGGTTTACTGAGGTTTTCCAGTCGGCAACAATAATTCCAGGCTGGCCTTTTACGCCAATCAAGGCGTCAGCTGTTCCAGCAAATCCTGCAGGATGGTGAATAGAAAATTCGGAGGCGAAGATCTCGGTAACGTTTTCAGCAATCCAGCCAGAAAGACCTCGCGCAAATCCTGAGGCGCTCCAGCCAACCTTAGGGATATTCGGAAGGACTTTGTTCAAAGCCCATTGCGTAATCGGTGCGGGGATTCGTGCCAGGCCGTTATCGTCCCAGCGCAGACAGTTCCGCTTGTTAGCTGTTGAACGTGCCAGCCTCTGAGCACACTTGAGGAGATACTCGGCTTGGTTGTGGGCCATGTTGCCCCGGTTGGCAGCCACATTGCGTTGTTGGGTGGCTTCGACCTCTCCCAGGCGGGCGACCCAGCGCTCCAGCCCGGTAGTGTCGCTGGTCTCCTTTAGGATGTGTGTAACACTATGGTATATAGTGCCTGTTGAGTCCCGGTAGACCCGGAAGGGGCCTGAATTGTCTTGTACCAGCCTCCTTTTCCTTAGTGCTGCCAAGGTGTCTTGTGTGTTGGAGGTCACGTTGGTACTTTTTCCCACTCTCAATATAGAGGTCAAGGCCGGATCTGACAAGCAAATTCCCCAAACAAAAGACGTTTAGCGGTTATGTAGGCGGTGTAAGCCTCCAAGGGAGTTAAAAAATCTCCTAAAGCTATGCGTTGACCTTTAAATTTGATGGTCGCTGCGTATTTACCGCCAGAAGTTTGAGTCCAACCTTTATGTGGAACGTTCGCCATGTTTTGGCTTTGCGTACAAAGACGAAGATTCCAGGGCTGGTTATTACTGGGGTTTCTGTCCCAGTGATCTACACCGGCCTGTATATCGGAATCACCGTCTACCCAAGCGCGTATCAGCCGATGGACACCATACAAAACACCGTCTACACGTAAAACCTTGTACCCATTGCGGGTAACGCAGCCGGCAGGACTGTCCAGACGACATCGGGCAGACACACGGACGCGCCAGAAAAGCTCGCCGGTTAACGGATTCAAGTCAAAAAGTTCCCAAAGGCGTTCAGCAGAAGGGAGCGGACGATATTCTTTGGCCATCAGCCGGTTGTGCGGTTGGTCGGGGGCAGGAAGTTAGCGCTTCGCTGCCCCACAACTTTAACTCACGCGGCGCTGAAAGGGTTACCGCCAGTCAGCAGGCGTTCCAGGTCGAAGCCGGCAGACTTGGCCTCAATCCAGGCAGCGTCGATATGCTCTTGGGCGCCTTTCTTGCGGGGGACGGGACGCAGGGTGTACTCAGTCAAGAGGCCGGAGCCTTTTTTGCTGAGGCTGAAATCCCAGGCAAGCAGATCCTCATAGTCCTCCATTTGGCTGATTGAATCCAGCTCTTTGAGGATGGATTTCTGGGTCAGGGAGAGGATCTGTACGCGTCCGCTATCAAATGTGTAAACCGGGACGGCGATGGCGAATTTCACGTCGGCGGTACCAGGGCCGCCGCGGCCTTCGCGGGGCTCGAAGTCGCCCATCTCCACTTTGAGGTCGCCTTCGGTGGGCTCGTGGTCAAAACGGAAGGGCTTGGTGGCGCCGTCGCAGGTGCCCCAGCACTCATAGAACTCGAGCGGGGTGTCGGACAGCAGGGCGAAACGGACGCTGCCGCCGTCGGGGAGTTTGGAGACTTGCAGATAGCCGCCGCCGCTGCCAGAGCTGGAGACGTTGGCTGATGCTTGTTTGGAAAGGAAACCCATTGCGGTTACTGGTGTTTGATGGTCGCCTGAGTGGCAACGTCTACTACAGTAGCACGGGTTGACGCAGGGGGCTACCCTACAAAAACGCCCCACTGCCAGAAGGCGGTGGGGCGGAGTGAACATTCTCGTGTAGGAGTCTACCACTGTGTCCAGTGAGACGCAACAGCTGTTGAATTTTGTGCGTCAGTTGCCCGTGGGCATGGCGTATGCACCGATTTACAGGGCTGGCAGCAAGCTCCAGTCCGGTAAGGAAAGTAAGGGCAAGGCGCCGTTGGAGCGGAGTCACCATCAGGTGATGGGGCCGGCGGACGTGGTGCTCCAGATCGAGCGGAAGCCGGATGTGTTTCGGGCGGTGGGTGTGTTTACCGGGCCTCGCAGCGCGGGACTCGTGATTCTCGATGTGGATCGGAATCTCAGCCGTCTCAAGAAAAAGTGGGGGGAAACGCTGGAAGGTGCTCCAGTCGTTACGTCCACCAAGGCAAATGCGGCTAAGTACCTGTTCCGGGTGCCTGAGGCGCTGTGGCCGGAGGTGCAGGGTTTTGGACTGTCGGATACCGGGGCTGGGTAT